GCAACATCTTCAGTCTCCAGTATAAATTGGAGAGTGTGGAAGATTTGTTCGGTGAGTCGCTCTTGGATTTGAGGGCGCTTACTGAAATACTCAACAATACGGTTAATTTTTGATAATCCGAGGACTTTCTGTTTAGGAACATATGCCACAGTAGCGAGACCATCAATGATAACAAAGTGATGTTCGCAATTGCTTTGGACATTAACGTTGCGTTCAACGACCATTTCATTGTAATGCATCTTGTTATCGACAGTCGTACACTTTGGAAATGCATCATAATCTAAGCCCCAAAAGATTTCATTAACATACATCTTAGCAACACGCTTAGGTGTTTCCATTAAACTGTCATCATTTAGGTCTAGACCTAATACATGCATAATATGAGCAAAATCTTTTTCAATTAACTCAATTTTGTCTTTGCGGTCTAATGCAGTATTGAATGTGGGAGTTTCAACTCCTACACTTACTAGATGTTCATGGACTTTGCGTCCTAATTCTGGATCGGTTTTTGTTTTATTGTATGACATTATTGTTCTCCTTCCTTACACGGATAATTGTCAATTGTGTTGTAACCTTTGTGTTACAAAAGTATTTATACGATTATATCATATAACATATGTTTTTCAAGTAAATAGGGCACTATTACCTTATTTACAAATTCTCTATGTTGTGCTGTACTGGGGTGCGGATCAGGGGGTCTAGCAAATTCTTTGCCTGATTTTTCTTTGCACCACTGATAACAATTCTCAACGGGTAACCAATGTGATTTATCAATTTGGTCCCAAAGGAATTTAATTTCAGCGTTATTTTTCCAATTCCTAGCAAAAGGAAATTCATCAAATGCGCTATAATCAAACTCAGTCATAAAATACGGAATGTTATTTGCCTGTAAGAACCATTGAACCCTTAATACATGTTCAAAGCAATTAATTAAACTGTCCTCATAATTATAAAAGTTTTCTTTGAATTTAGTAGTAAGAGGATCAGACCAATGTGGATTAATAACATACCAATAATACTCTTCAGGTACATATCCTGCCGTGGGATTACTATACCAGTAATAGCGTCTAGGTGCTGTATTGGTAGTTTCTAAGTCAGCAATTGAGTAGTAATCACGCCTTTTAAACTCACTCCACATAATACCCACTAACATTTCATCAGGTTTATATGTTTTAAGTTGTTCTGTTACTGCTGAAATAATTCTACGACTGATCAATCCATTACCAGCCGCTCCTATACCAGTGTGTACTACTTTGTCGGGTTGTATATAATCTTGTAAATGATGAACCCAAGTTATATCAGTATTGTTAGGTTGACTAAAACTACATCCACCAGTAATTAAACATTTTACATTCTTTGTCATTGTTATCCTGCATAAACTCTGTTGTATTGATTATTTACACGAACAAAGGTAGTGCATTTACTTAATTGCTTTAATGATTGAGCACCAACATATGTGCAACTACTACGCAATCCACCAAGAATGTTTAGTACAGTATTCTTTACAGGCCCACGATAAGGTACACGCACAGTACGACCTTCACTACTACGATATTCAGCAATGCCGCCGTGATGCTTGTTCATGGCAGTATCACTACTCATACCATAAAACTCTACAAACTTTTTGATTTCATAATCGTGCGCATAACTGTTTTCTTGTAGTCTAGATAGTTCATGCATTTCTTCGATAACCTTGCCACCACCTTCATCATGACCAGCAAGCATACCACCAAGCATTACAAAGTCCGCACCAGCCCCAAACGCCTTAGCAACGTCTCCAGGGCATGTGCAACCACCATCACTGATAATATGACCGCCCAAACCATGAGCTGCATCAGCACACTCAATAATAGCACTAAGCTGAGGATAACCGCACCCAGTTTGAATCCTAGTTGTACAAACACTTCCCGGACCGATTCCAACTTTAACAATGTCTGCTCCTCTTAAAATCAATTCTTGTGTCATGTCAGCAGTAACCACATTACCGGCCACAATAGTATGAAGAGGCCAAAGATCACGTACCTTACTAACAAAAACACCAAAATGATCGCTGTAACCATTTGCAACGTCAATACAAATGTATCTGATTTCATCAAATATTGATAGAATTTCATTTAACTTTTTTAAGTCCCTGTCGCTTGTGCCTGTACTAACTGCTATGTTATTAAAATTTAATTCATTAGTGGCGTAGTTTTCAACGTTGTAACTTTTTACTAAACACGTAAACAATCCATGCTTACTCAATTCAGTACTCATTTCAATAGTACCAACGCCATCCATGTTAGCAGCCATAATTGGAATGCCGGTGTATTCATTTTGACTATGCTTAAACTTATAAGTTCTATTTAAGTCAACTTCTTTACGGCTAACCAATGTGCTACGCTTTGGACGAATCAATACGTCACTAAAATCTAACTTAACTTCATTTTCAATACGCATTTTAATACTTTCTTTCTTTTGTGTGCTTGCGATAATCAGTATCCATACGCAACAAATGTTGACCACGACCTTCTAAAATATTACAAATACGATCAATGGTTCCATCTGTGTGAGTACTGATCTTGTCAATATTTGGATGTTGAACAGTTAATAGTTTATGCAACTTTGCAATTGCATCATCTAATGACCATGGGATATACAATCGTTCAGGATCATTACTGAAAGTTTCAGGGAAACTACGATAAGCAGGATATAACACATTACAACGCAATGCATCAGCCTCGCTTACAGTATTACTTACCCAGTCTTGTAATGCACAGTTAAACAATACACGGGTGTCATTCAACATTAGATAGTAATTAGTTTTGTCTAAGTTTTCATAGACTTTAAGTGTACCTTCGTCACGCATTTTGTTAGTGCGTTCCATGTAACTACTGTTATTACTACGTAATGTACTACCACTGAATACAGCAAACTCTACACCTGAATTTGGATACAAGTTATTCCACTTGTCAATCAAGTCCATGTAAAAGTCTGGTTGCTTTTCTTGATCCCAACGTGCGGCAAATGCAACACGCATAGCACGTTCATCAAACAATTTAATGTCTTGACCACTATCAAGAACTCTGCGTCTTACTTCTTCTTTACCAAATGCTAACCCACTGATATTATAGATTGGTGCTTCCCAGCCTGCAATCTTCATGTGCATTACCATTTCTTCGTTACTTGCAAGTACGCCATCAACAAATTCATTGACCATCTTTTCGTACAAGCCCATCCATTTGCTCATGCCCCATACATGTACGAAATCATCTGGATCAATTGACTGAGCAAGACAACGGACAAATACCCTAGGACGCATATCGTCAGTAACCTGATTAAGAATGTAAGGAAGGCTTTCGATTCCGGGCTGAAACATATCTTCAAAATATATAACATCATCACTAGTGACCTCCCCTTCTTTCATCAATTTAACTAAGTTCATCATTTGGCTCATGCCAAAATAACTACGACCATGTGCATCTAATACTTGACCAGTAACAATACTTTTACTGTTGTCAAGTGTGTCACCGGGAACGATAACATAATCAATGCCACGGCGTTTGAATACTTCAACGTTCCAATCAGTTAATTGAAGTGTGTATCTGTCTTTGTAAGGCTCTAAGCCCATGTAGTATAGTTTACGCATTATTTTCTCTCAATGTCTTCTTCAATACAAGATGATCCATATTGTACTTCAAGTATGTGGCAATAGTCAGAATAATTATTTTGACCTTGATGCCAAACACCTTGTGAAATATTATATGTTTCATTTTCCTCTTTAGATATTACTATTATATCATTATTGTATATAGTTGCAATATCACAATTACCCTTAAGTATATACCAATGTTCACTACGTTTAAAGTGACGTTGCATACTTAAACTCTTACCCGGTTCAATTACAAGTTCTTTAACTTTGTAACCAATCTTGTCATCTAAAACACGATACCAGCCCCATGGTCTAACGGTTTTAGGATTCTTCCATTCTTCTAATATCCAACTACTGCTATTCTTTTTGTTTGTGCCACCAACACCAAATACAAATTCAATGTTTTGGTCAGTAGTATCCATTTCTGGAATATTATTTTGAGTACGATCTCCTCCATTGGCAAAAACAATTTTTGCTTTGGGCCACATTTCACGTACAATTTTTATAGCATTTTTACTGCTGCCATCACTATCATTAAAACGTATTGCCGCATCTACATGTCTTAATGATTCAACAATTGCCATTCGTTCATCTAATGGCATAAATGGTCGACCTTTTTTACGGGTCAACCATTCATCGCTATTGACTCCTACGACAAGGGTATCGCCCAATTCACTAGCAGACTTAATGTAATTTAAATGCCCACTGTGAATTGGATCGAATCCTCCTGTAATCAATACTATTTTACGCATTACACACGTGGTTTCATATCCAATTCCCACATGTCCTTAAAGGGCTTACCTGTGAGAAACTTTTGATACTGACGCCACACGTAACTACGTGTGCTATATAGATCACCTTCATCGAACCTATAGCCATAATCCTTACAGAATCCTAGATATGCTTCTAGGTCCTTAAAGATTTGATTGACCTTAGGGTTAGACTTGTGTTCATACTTAGCCATTGATTTTTCCTTTAAATGCTAATAAGTTGAGGTTTGTGAGTATAATAATAAATCGTAGCACCGTTCTCACCGTCTTCGCTTACAGTGATTTCAATGTTACGTTCGGGATATCGACTAGCAATAACTTCATAGAGGTCATCACTAATCATTTCACAACTTTTGAAATTCAATTCAAGAATGCCCTGAGAGTATTGATTCTCAAGCCATCTCTTAAATTGAATAAACTCAATATCCCTATCGTTGTGAAATACTTCAATCGCCACGTTAAAGTGAAAAATGTGACGATGTGGAGTTGCTAAGAAACTAACATCATATTCATCACCTGTTGACAGATTAGAGTCTGATGCGGCTGCCGGATAACAATGAATACCTTCTTTCTGAAAGGTAACAAAGATCATGCGTTTAGCCTGTTCTTTAATTCTATTACGTGTTTCCATAAGTGTTTGTTTTCTATTAGTAATCGTGTTCATCAAAATTCACCGTGTCATGATCGTGTTCCCATTGCAAACGTCTAAGTCTAACTAATTCCTCATAGACCTTTGCACGTTCAGCATTGGCTAAGTCGCTACCTTCGTTCGAACGTTTGGTTAAATCTTCAAACATATCTTGTAATTTACTGATTCGTTCTTTGTACATATCTGTCTCCAGAGTCTTTAACTATTATACATTGTTTTGTGTATAATGCAACAGTTATGGCTAACATTATTCAATGAGATTAGCCATTTCATCGTCTGCATCTTCAATGACTTCATCCTGTTCAGGTTCTTGTTCAACGGCAAACAGTTGATCAAACATGGTCATTGCATTAACAGTACGCTTACCACTAAATCCTTGACTACCTGATTGCATTTGTGTCCAAAGACTTGAGTGTTGCTTAATCAAATCCAAACTCTTTTTTCTATCATTTAGGCTAAAGATTTCTTCAATGATACTACCAAAATGATTATCATCAAACTTGCTCATAACCATCTTGGGCATAATACCCTGTTCATACTTGCGATTAGCCTCTTGAACAGCAGTAATGTGTTGATAAACATTATGTGCTTGCAATAGTGTATAACTTAATGTATCCCAACTAGTTTTGGTTTCTTTACCTTGCTGGTTGATAAAGCCATGACCACGATAGCAAAGGTCCTTAACCATCATACGGTCAGTAATTGGGCTATCAGTAAACACATCGTGAATACCATCAGCCAATACTGCATCACTAAACTTGCGATTGTCATTAGCATAGTTTTTGTTTTCAGCAGTCTTTTCCATACTGTATGACCATTTCTTGCCATGCTCAATACTGTTGTTAAAGTATGCAAGACCTTTAGCCGCACTAAAGAATGGGCTTGCGCAGTCAAAAGTAATTTGTAGTTTTGGATTGTGATACTTTCGAATAGCACGTTGAATATCTGTAAACAATACAGCATATTCCATAATGCTTACACCCAAACAGTGAATCAAGTCATGCTTACCTTCTTGTAACAAACCATCGTGGATAATGCCAACAAGTCGATTCAACATCAATTCAACGTCAATCTTGTTCTGACCCCCAAATGCCCAACCATTGAAATGATTGTCGGGATAGATGTTTGGGTCACAATACTTTTTCATTTCTTCATACCAACTATCACTTTGACTGTGATTGCGACCTTGAAGAACATTTAAGAACTTACATTCACCTGTACGATTCTTAATAAAGTATTCGTTGTTAATATGTGTAGCAGTAATCGCTTCCTCAATTGTACTGATACCATGCGCACTTTTACCAGTCTTTGGATCCTTGATATGAAACGTGCTTAATGATTGTGAAGGGATATCTAAACACATACCATAGTCCATGTATGTGTCCATCCACTTCAATACTTGCTGACGCTTTTTCATAGCACGTGGGCAGTTGGGATCCTTCCAATCAGCAGGCCATTGACACTTAAGAATCTGAAAACCACCACTATCACCCAACATGAAAGTACCACTTTCACGTTTACGAATAATACTTTCAGCATGGTCATCAACAGTTGTATCTAAGTTGGCATGACCTGCACTATACAAACCCCACTTATAAGTGTATAGACCTTGCTTGCTATTCAAAAAGTTCAAGCATTCAACATCACCATTGAAGCCTGCAGGAATACGTGTTTGGTCAAAATAATTTTCACCTTCACGTTGTTTACCCAAGCCAGTAATAAAGAAACTACTGACTGCGGGTAAGAATAATGCCCAGTCCGGTTTGTGCTGTGCTGATAAGTCTATTTGATTCAAGCAGTTACCTCTTTTTTAATTAATGTTTGTATCATTTTGATTTGATCTTCTTTTTCTTTAATCTGTTCTACTAAGTCTTTGATAGCAGGATTACTTTCTGCTAGTGCTTGACGCCTAAACTCTTCATCACGCTTTTTCTGCACCCAGTCAAGCAAACTTTCTGCTTCACCGGATAAGTTAACATCTGCATAACTCATATTCAACATAATCCAAGTTGTACCATCATACACTTCCATAGTTTGTGTACTTGTATTATAGCGCATATTGCCTACTCCAACACTGCCGCCATAATTATTGACATAGGTACTAGACGTACCGCTGTTAACTTGTAAATACTTACTACGACTATTAATTCCCCTTAGCATAAACTTCCTTTAAATTTTTATAGAATGAAATATTCTGTTGATTAAAAAATTTAACCTCTGAAAAGATTTTATAATCAGGGGCATAGAAATCTCTAATTCTTTTAATTAACAAACTATCGTTCTTAACAATCTCTTTGATCTTATTGTAGATTATAACTTTATCAGGGTTCTGTGTCAATACTTGATGTTGACCTACACTAACAGATATTTTTCCAAACCATAATCTGCTAAACTCATACATATTATCTTCTAAGTGTTTATCACAATTAAAAAATATTGTTTTGTCAGTATCAATGCCCAATAAATTAACTATTTGTAATCCAGTGTGATTGTCAAAACACAATGCATCTTTTATTGCTTGTTGAAACAAACTATTGTCTAATAGTTCAAGTGTAGGGCTATCAATAAGATATTGAGTAATACCAGATAACCAACGTAACAGAGGGTCTCTGAGAATTACTATAGAAATTTTATCTTTTAGTATACTCTCAGAGTTCTCGGTTGTTTTTATAATTTTCTTATCCATATTGAAATTCTTTTCAAAGAATTTCTCTGCCCAAGTATGTGCATTTTTGTTTATTGGGAAATAAACTAGATTGTGGTCGTCAGATTCAAAACCACCATATTGGGTAGGATAAGTTATTATCATTTACTTTGTGCAGGTAATAGGTATTGATAAACTGCAATGCCACTGTCAACTGTGATTTCTGCGGCACCTGCATCAGCAATACGTACAGTCTTGTCACCAGGCAAGTCCATGATTGCCAAGAAGACCTTTACGGGCCACTGCCATTGACGGCTTAATGTGCCAGTAACATCTGGCTGAAATACAAAGTTACCACTGTGAGTTGAAGGATCACCAAAATAAATCTTTAGATCGCCATTTTCAGTCTTAGTTGTAAAATTAGGCTCATCGCTGTTAGCACTAGCCTGTTTCTTCAAACGCATGATACCAGCAACAGTTGGTTCAAACTCAACGTTCCATGTAGCACCACGGAATGTAACTGCCTTAACCTTATCTTCGACCATGCCCTTAGCCATTAGTCGATAATCGTTAACAAAGTCTCCAGTCTTAGTTTCAAAGTGAATTGCGCTGGGAACGTCTGCTCCGTCTTTGTTAACACGTGTGACATTGATGATTGAAGTATCATCATAGTCATCAAAACTAACAATAGTCTTTAACTTTGATAGTTGCGGCATACCAAACGTGCCAATGAAATCAGCGATTGGATTTTTAAACTTAGCGTTTACAACAACTGACTTATCTTCTGCAACAGCAGAGATATTAGTTTCGGTATCAGTACCAACGACCTTAATAAGATCGATAACACCTAGACCATGTGTATGTTGAATTAAATCAAGTAAATTGTCTTTCATATTTTTTCCTTTGTAAGTAATATTTAGGCAGTTCTATCATGTATAATAGTGGATTTTATTGCGAATGTCAATAGCGAGTTTAACCGAAACTAAACAAACTGTCAAACGTACTGTTAGTGTCAGTATTGCTACGCAAGTCCCAACCTAATACGCTTAACAAGTTGTCAATCTTTTCGTCTACCAATGTTTGTTCCATAGCCTTGTCATCAAATGGCAATTCACAGAACCATTGAGGTAGTCTTAGTTCGTCAGTTGGATACGCAATACTTGTGAAGTTCAATGGATTAGTTTTGAGTTTACACACAATAACCTTCATACCATCAACAATCTTCATGCTGTAGTTGTCGTTGTTAACTTTACGTAGATAGTTGTAATTCAATGCACCACGAACGTGACCTGGCATATTTGCACGACCAGTTTTACTGTTGGCTTCTAGTTCTCCATACATAGTGAGTTTATTCACTGATTTGGGCGAGCCTTTAGTCCAACTGTCTTGCTTACTCAATTCTACCTTAAAGTTTTTGATATGTTCAATAACGTCTTCACGACCCTTACCACCAAGCACCATTTCAAGTACTTCCATTAAAAACGTTTGAACATACTTGGGCGTATCAGCACGTTTCAAGTCAAGACCCATAGCCTTGATATCACCCAACTTACCATTGACATCTTTACGCTCGCCTTCTTTATCAAAGATATTAATAGCATAGCGTTTCTTAGTGATGAACAGACTACGATCACCAATCAATTCACGACCTGCTTTGATGATCTCACCGTTCTTACGTGGCGCATGAAATGCACGTTCCATGAATGCTGGGAAAGTTGAATTGGTTTCATCAGCAATATTGTCATATAAACTAATGCACAACTCTTTATTCCAACTTAACTCACCTTTTTCAATTTGATCTTTCAACGATTCATAGGCACTGAAATAACAACTATCAGTATCACCATACACAATAGCATCACCTTCGTGTGTATATTGACCAGTGACAATCTCATTGATTTGGCTCATCATATGTTTAACAATCTGACGACCACTAAGTGTTACGCTTTGACCAATACGCTTGTCATAGAAACGGCAATGTTCATTCAACAATGCGCCATATGCAGAGTTAAGCAAAATTTTGCGAACCAGTTGTCGCTTATCCCAATACTCACGTTCTTCAGTAGTGGTTGCCTCTTTAAGTTTCTTCTGCATTACCTTACGATCATTATACCAACGTGTAAGCAGACCAGGAATCACACCCTCTTTCTCATACGTATAGATAGTACCGTTTGCGCTGATGATATATGGATTATGACTATCAAAAACCAATTTCCATATCTCTGCGGCACTCATCTCAACACTACGACCATCTTCATAATCTAGTGTAAGAATTGTACCACGCTCTTGTGCCATAATGGCAGTATACTCTAAACAGCCAAACAAACCTTCCCAGAGAATACTTCCAGTAACTGCGTCATCGCCATCTTTGTGACGTTTCTTTTCCATTGCAAGGCGTAAGCCTTTTTCTTTCATGTACTGTTCTGTGAGGGTTTGTCTGACCTGAGCAACGATGGTTTCTGGCGCCATGTTGAGTGATCTAATTGCCGAGGGATAGAGTGAGTTAATATCCACTGCGCCCACCCATTCGTGGATTCCCCTTTTGGGAGTAGCAACAAAGGCACCTGCTGCCTGCTGGTTTTCTTCTGCATGAATATCCTTTCGTTTTTTATCTGGGACAACCAATCCCCTTTCATGGGCTTCGTTCATGATTGCCATTTCAATCATTGCAACACTACCCATGACTGTTGGCAACAGCACAGTATTTTCATGTGCTAGTTGATTTGCCAATTCTAAAAACTTAAGTTTGTTGTGAATCTTCACCAACAACATAGTATCCTGACGATTGTATTCAATAAACTTTTTAAAGTCTTTGTTATACAATTGATCAAGTGTACCTTCATACTGAGTTTTGTTTTCACCAACTTCCATTTCACCAATGAAGTCTAGTTTATAACTGTGGCGACTTTCATAGTTATACTTCTTGTACAACTGCAAATAGTCCATATGAATACGACCAACTAAGTCGTAAGTTGTTTCTTCTTTACCAAAACGTTCATATGTTCTTGCTTTAGGCAATTGCCCCATTAAACAAAACTTACGTGTGTCGTCCTTGCTCATCACACGTGTAACACGATTTACCATGTAGGGAATATCGTACCCTTCAGAGTTCCAACCAGTTAATACATCTGCATCTTCAATTAGTTGAAAGAATGTTTCAAACATTTCTACTTCACTAGTAAACAGAATACAGTTTTCAAACTCACTGGTAATCTGTGCGGCAGTTTTATTGCTCATGTGTCGCGGAGCAATAACTAGTGTAACTAATTGATCTAACCAATCCAAATACATACTGATTGCAGTAACTGGATTAAAAGGATCGCTTGTTGGACTAAAGCCCTTTTCTGGATCAAAATCTACTTCAATGTCAAAGAAACACGTGTGTAGTTTTGGGGCCTCTACCTTTAAATAGTTTTCGCTGAGACAACGAAATACTACGTTAATATCGCTTTCAAAAAGTTTTTTACCACTATGGATACGCTTTTCCTTTTCAAATTCTGCACGTTTGCGTGTGCTGAATCTGCTTACAGGATCGCCATATAGTGAACGATATTTGCCCTTAGGGTCAGTATAATAAAGAACATAGTTTGTAGGATATTCTCTATAAGTTCGCTTACCCTCGGGAGTACGCTCTACCACATAAATGCGGTCAGCATTATTATCATGAATTGCATCAATGTACGACATATTCCCTCATTCTATCATAAATCTTATCAGCAAGCAAGCTGTGACTACGGATTCCTGGGTGTTGATTGTCAATTGCTTTATCCACAATATAATTAAATGGACGCAAATCCATAAAATTAGGAATCTCTATATAATCAGGTTTGGGGTTTATATGCAAGTCGTGCGACCATAAAAAACTAACAGATTTTATATTAAGTTTTTCTAGTAACAGACTACCATGTTGCATGGTAAGATAATTTCTTACACTAAGATCATAATCATATTTTGCATTAAACAATACAAAATCTTTGTTTAGTTCGGATGATTCTAGTCTTATGTTTTCAGTATCAGATACGTATTTGAAACCATCTAACCTAATAAACAGTGACCAGGCAACTATGCATAAATCATCAGGTTTAAAATTATACCTAATAATTTTATTTAAAATTTCTGCGTTGCCTGAACCACCGTTGCTTTGATTATCTACACTATACCCTAACTTTTTAGCCAATACGCTGGGCCATGCAAACTTACTAGGAGTATGATTGCTAGGATGAGTATCGTGTAAATCCCAACCTCTGGTAAAACTACAGCCAAATGTTACCAATCTTGGCATGTATTAAAGTGTTTTACCTACGGTTTCGAGAATAGTATTAAGTTCTTCATTCTCTTTGTTTGTCTCACCGAGACGGGCCTTGTGTGCAACACGAATTGCTTTCTTAAGAATACTGGGCTTGATTTCCAATTCTTCTGCAATTGCCTTGACTGTATCAGCCAAACCCTCATTCAATGTTTCAACTTCCTGCATGACAGCCATGCCTTCGTTAATTAATTGAGTGAGTTTAATTTTCGCTTCTGCGTTAAAAGTTCTATCAGACATTACGACTCCTTATAATATAGTTATTATAACAGAATGCGTAGATAAGTCAACTACTTTGTGTACCGTTTATTGGAAAATGTGATGGTGCTTTTCACCATAAATCTTAATGAATTTGCCCGCAATCATATCTGCCATGGCTTCAACTGGGCTACCCGGGTAACTATCACCTGGCTTTAGCATACCAATTTCGTCTTGTCTAACATGAACCAATTCGTGGAATACAGTTCTTAATATGTCAACTAAGTTGCGATTTTTGGCGTATACCCAAATTGTGTCTTCACCTTGCACATGTGCTCCAGTGTGATGGTTATCCTGTGCGTCTTTGGTATCGTGACTTAATTCAATTTTTGGAACACGTTTTAAATGCAATCTATCAGCGGCCCAAGCAACAAATCTTTTTACTTCCTGCTCAATATCTAAATCTTTGCTTTCAGTAATATTCTTTTCATCTAGTTTATGCTTGATCCAAAGATCAGGAGTTTTCTTGTATTTTCTAACAAATAAATCATGCAAGGCTTTGGTAGTCATTTTATGCTTCTGTGATACTTGACGCATTAATGCATCAATGGTATCATAGTTATGTTTACGCAAACCAGGCAAACGTTGCGCTAGTTCACTGGCTGCTGACTCGGTTATAAATTCTTTTGCTTGCATTAATATATTTATCTTAACTTTTAGAACCAGCCACCGTCGTTTAGGTTAAGAGTATACTTGTCATATCTACGCAATCTATTCATAAACTCTCTAGTTTTCTCAGTTTCTACACCCGTAATCTGTAGTGTTACACGTGGAGTATGTCCTGCGTTTGATGTGCAATGTGGGACGTTCTGCCAATCAAATGTAGTCACATCACCTGCTTTCCAATGACTATGAATATAATTCCCATATCCCCAAAAATGACCCATTTCCCAATCATTTAAGTGAATCATAATACGATGTACTAAGTAGGGATGTTCAGGATTCCACTTCTGTAATTTGTCAATGTGTAGATTCCATACTTCACCTGGCATCTGCACATGGATACGATTCATACAATCATCTAATCCAAACAAATCACTCATCTTTTGTAACACAGGAGGTAATTCCCAATTCATATGAGTTATTGTCATTTTAGGATCCATGCCATAGCGTTCTAGATCATATTCTTCTGCGGCTAAATCTTGTGAAGGAATGTCATTTCCTTTTCCCTTATAGCCACGTGTTTCCCAAGTTGCAGGCTTAGCATTGGCAATAATGTCTGTTAATTCATTAGACCAATCACCTACTAGGTTACCTAATTTAGTTACTGTGTCATACTTTGGATCTATCTTTTTAGAATCAAAGTGATACTTACTTTTTGCTTTTGTCTCGTCCCAACTACTTTTCATAATACACCCACTGTTATGTCGTTTTTTCTATAGTCTTGGCGATACTTTTTAGGTCTTTTAATTCCTAATGCATCGCATAATTGTAAATTTGTGTTAACTAGTTTTACTCCTCTGTATCTATGAGTATACAGAGTATCACTAATATCTTTGTTTTGTAAATCGATTTGTTTGGCCATATGCCTCAAATCTTTATAATAACTGTCGTAACTAGGATATGTTATAGTAAACTGTCCACAACGTACCCACCAACCCAAGCAAGCATCATTAGGGCGATGCACAAGGACAATAGGGCAATCAGGCCAATTTTTTTTAAGATATCCAATATGATGTGCAAATACATGGCTCTTGACAATTCTAACTCCTTCCCCTGTAAAGGGTCTGTCAAATTCTGCTTCACAATCCTCTTTGCTATATTTATTGAGTTCCCCGAAGAAGTCTCCGAACTCCATACCCGGATCAAAGTATGCACCCATGTGCATTAAGTCTCTTACGCCTGATGCGTCATGGTAGTAAGTTCTTTCATTACTGTAATCTGATCTATCAATGCTATCACTATAATAAATGTTTTTACAAACACTGCTCCATTTACTGCCAGGAGCACCTGCTACAAAAATATATTTCATTCTTCTATTACCTCTCTACCCCACATAAATTTATTCCATACGCGGTCATGTATAAAGAATGCTACAACATTGACACTAAACTGACAGATTAAAACTATTGTTGCTGTCTTGGCTGCATCATATCCTAATTTTGCTAATTGATAAACGATAAAGGCAGTGATTAAACCACCTATGATTTTCCAACTAACACCCTTAACAAAACTTCGTTTTTTAGTTTCATAGAATTTCATTTTTGCTCCCTAAACGCTTTAGGCTCACAACCTTTTAACACTTGTTCATCGAGCCAATATTCTTCTACATATTTTACGTATTTACTGTTTGCATCTTGGTTTATAAATTTCATAATATTTGGATCATCCCATGCAACGGGAAAATTTAAAATACGTTCAATGTATTTCAAATAGTGTTCTTTATGTAAAAAGAATGCTTCATGATCTAGGAAATGAACATCAAAACCACTAGTTAATAATGTGTTGTAATAGTAATCCTGCGCAATTGGAAGTGTTACTTGTTTTCTAACACGTAGTTGTTGTTCGCTATTAATATTCTTGTCTCTAACAATAATAGCAATAGTAACATTAATACCTAAACTTTTTGCTTTATTAGCAACTCCAATGATATCAGGTACATACCTTACCCCATCGAAAAAGAATGGACAACTTACGTTTGCTAAATGAAAGTCTTTGTCTTTAAATTGATCAATGGTTAACTTATCTGAGTTTACCCAATATTCAGCGAAAGGTTCTTGATCACTTGGTACCCAATACTTGTCAAGTAATTCTTCCCATCCACTTACGTCCGGGTGTAAACTTAATAGTCTACTGAATAAATGATTACCTGATCCTTGTGGACCTGTAATAATCAATAATTTTTTATTTAAACGCTCTTTGTTGTCCAACATATGTTCTAATTTTTAATGGGTTAATTTCGTCTGTGGGACCTGTACCACTGTCAGGTGCAAACACATACAATACTACTGGTTCATCTTCTGTGATGAAATTATGCAATACATTTCTTTGCATAAAAAATACTTCGCCTTCGTTTAC